ACTTTGAGAAATATTTGGTGGATAGTGCCTTGGGTGTCAAAATCCCCCATATCAGCAATATCCTCCTCAAACGCCACCGTTGTTGCATCCCACTCTTCTTCCGTCTCGGGGTAGAATGCAGTGGTCAGTTCGTGAGCAAACCGCTTCTCCAACGTCCAAGTGGGTAGTGGCTGCTTTGGGTTGCGTTTGATGTGCATAGTAGGTAGTGTTGACACACTCCTAGTTGAAGGTTGATATTCTAGCACAAATATTTCAAATTTACTTCTTAATAATCTAGAAAACTATTACCATAGAAAACTTGTCTATTAATACAAGATATCCTTAATTTAAATTAATAAATTGTTAATTATAATTAAAATAAAAATAAATAAAATTATTTACAAAAATAAAAATAAAAAACAAATTCAAAATAAGATATCTTTGTTGATAAGATATCTTTAACAAAATGTTAACAAAAACTAACAAATAAAGTAATAAAATAATCTATTTGTAAATTATAAAAAAAAAATAAAAACAAATCCAAAAAAGGATATCTTTTGTATAAAAAGTGTTAAAATTGTTAACAAAATGTTAACAAATTATTTACCCATTATTTCCTTATGTGCTTTACTTACGCTTAATCCGCGTCGCATTCTAACCATCATCTTCATTCTATGCGACTTCTTTTCTGATGCAGTCATATCTAATTTATCCATATGTTTTTTCAAATCTGATTTCTGTTTATCAGATAATTTACCACCCATTGGTTTTGATTGAGTTGAAGAACCGTAACCCATTATAATTAATATTATAAATTAATTATTCAGCATTTTTTACATAAATATTTAATTGTGTATTTATACTGTGTCCCCGAATATTTGCATCTTTTTTCATCTCTTTATAAACATCCTTTTTATCTCCATATTTACCAGATAAATATGCTTTTGCTAACATAGTTGAAGAAACACTTTTACCTAGATATTTGTTACTATATTTAATTAAAATATGCGATATCATATTTCTAGAATATGCTTCTCCATCCATCTTTTTAAACATAACACCATATCCATTTCTTTTGATATATCTCCTTAATAATTGTTTTAATGCGACATCTTCAACTTCTACAATTTTCTGACCAAACTTTTTATTTGTTTTATAATCATTCAAAATTAATTTCATATCAGTTCTTGAATTTACTAAATAATTAATATTACTATCTTTTATATTTTTATAATCACTACCTTTTATTGATTCCATCCCCGCTATATCATTTCTCAAAGGGAGCTTATGATATATATTAAACATCATATATGCTTGGTATAGTTCGTTTTCCGTTTGTGATAATGGTACAGTCGCTTTTAAGAGAGGCTTAATCTCAACTTCAATCTTACTTATCATTTTTCCGATTTCTTCGCTATTCGTAAAATTATTCTTCTGCTTTTCTGATACAATTCCAGACTCTTGGTCTTTATTATATCTCTCTGCATATTCTTTTAGCTTTTTTTGATAATTAATAATTACTTTTTTATCACCATCTATTGCTTTTAAATATACAATTACAGAAGTTATATAATTCTTTTGCGTAGTAAAATGAAGGTCTTTAAGTTTCTCATAAACATCCGCTGGCTCATTCAAAAACTGGAAAGAACTTTCACCAAAAAGAAGTCTTAACTTATGTAAGTTCTTCACATATATTTTTAGTGTAGATTCTTTTATTTTATCTCCTTTATATTTTTTTATTGCTTCCATTCTATATATATATAATATATATATTTTAAATCAAATTTATGCGAAATAGCACGACATTTTGCCTCCCTCAATAGTAGCAACCTTCAATAATTCTAACCATACACGGAGAGTGTAGTTGCCAGCCGGAACTGTATTTTTATACACAAGGTCAATACCCTTATTATTAACTCTCTCACCACGATTAAGGCGTAAGGCAGTCCAGCGGAAACGACCACCAAGACCGGCGCTGACTAATTGCTGGTCGTGACCTTCAAATGTAGCAGTAGTCAATCCACTCCTTCCCGTCCCCGCCTCTGGGACACCAGTTCCGGGGTTGTAATACTCATCACGAGATATCATAGGGATTCCACCTTCTGCGTGAGCGGTAGTCTGGAAGAGCTGGGCATCGTTGCTGCGGTCAACCGAGAATAAATAGCGGTCATTATATAAGAGATTTGTGGTTAGTTTGTTACTATTATCAGTAGGGCAAGCGGCAACATATCCATTCAACATACTCTGTGATATTTTATTAGCATCCGGTTGAAGACCATAGAATACTTTTGATACTAGCCGACCGTTACCACCAACTGGGAAAGTTAAATTAGAGAAAGCAGTCTGGTTACCAGTTCTCTTGGCAAGTCGGTAATCTTCATACTGGAATACAACCTTCGGATTCTGTGCTGCATACTGTGTCATAATAGCACCATCATAGGAGATAGAATCATAGACTAATTTGACTTGGTCTTGTGTAATATCATATTCCACGGCCGACGTCTGACCATTAGTGCAGCACATACGAAGAGAGTTTGATGCTCCCGCAAGAGAAGAAAGAGTATCTTGGAAAGTAATATCAATATGAATCTCTTCATCAATCATAAATGCTGGGAGCTGGTTAGTCTTCAAGAAGGGGAAAAGGTCCGAGAGGTATACCGAGTATACTGGGGCTTCTTCTATCGTTGCAGCAGATGTTGCGTCGTGAATTTGGAAAGGCAAGAGCTGCATAGGGTGAGCGCCAGCAGCGGAAACAACTGGGTTTTTGCCGAGACCTAATCCGTACTCGGAAGCACTATTGGGGGTATCATCCGCAGTCTTCCCAAATACTAAATCTTCATAGATTGGTGAGTGATTGATTGCTCTCTGCGATAAGAACTGTTCTCTCTCCTTATTATTCTCATTAGAGATAAATAAAGACTGGTATGCGTGGTAATCACCATAATCCTCAATAGCACATATCTGCTTATTACCGACAATTAACTGTGCCGATTTAATTAAACTAGAAACACCAATATTAAGTGGGTAAAATGCACGACTATTAGTCTTGGGAGTGACTCCAAGAGTTATCTTACTATTAGAGTGGAGGAAACCGGCAACACGTGAGAGAGTAAATCGTACTCTTTTCTGCGAGAAAGTGACTGGGTCAATTACGTCAGTAGTAAGAGTCTGTCCATAGGAAGTGGGAATCTGTCCTATTTTCATCAAATCCGGAATACGGTCTTCTACAACATCATTCTGCTGGGTCATAGCATCAACTTGTTTATCCATTTTATAATATTAATTATAAAATAAATTTGGAAAAATATTTTGATTTTTTGTTATTGTATAGTTAATAATTGAAATCAATTATAAAAGATGTCTTATTTTCTGTTACTTTATTTATTTTATTTTTATTTATTTTACTTTTATTTTTATTATCTAAATTATTTTTATTATTTTTATTTATTTTAAGGATATCTTCATTTTCTTCTTTCTTATCTTTAAATGCCTTTTTTTTATTATACCATTCTTTTGTTCTAATATATGATTTTTCACGATTTCCCGGTCTATTTATATATTCCTTATAATAATTCTTATAATATTCTTTATTATTATGATATCTTATATTTAATCTTTTATTGTGTTTTAATCTTTCTTCTTTATATTTTTCGGGATTATTTACTTTTAAATCTAAATAATACTCTGTTCTTTGTTTATTTAAATAATCTCTATATTTCCTATATTCTTGGGGATAACTCTCTTTAAAATATTCTAAATATTCTGTTCTTGAACTATATTCATCCCCAAATTTATAATTTGAATATTTATAATAAAAATCCCTCCATTCCATTATATCTTATAATTATATAATATATTTAAATCAATAACGATAACATATCATTGCAGCAAATTTAATACATAAGATATCCCTTTTACTTTTTCTCATTATCTTAATTGATTTACCTTTGTATTGTTTTCTATATATCCATAACTTCTTTTTCTTATGAAATAATATATTCTTGTATCCAGTAGTATTATTCTTTTGTTTCTTTCTATCGGTTTTAGAAGTATTACAGCGATTACATACTATATTTCTAAACTCACCAGTTTTATGGTCGTGTTCCATACATTTCCTATTACCACCCTTACCTTCTAATAATACTTTACATAAATCACAATATTCTGTATTTATGTATCGTTCAAAGATTGAATTATAATCACCAACTAAACCTTGTTGTTTCCAATTTACTATCGTACAATTTTTATAACCTTTGGGAGTTTTACGATACTCTCTCATATATTGTGTATGTTCCATTATAATACTTATAACAGTGTTTATTGTTTAAATAATTACATTAGGAAGTTGGACTACTGCACGACTTGTATTCCGGCACGAGAATCATAGGCAACAACAACCTTACTCTTAACAAATAAGTATGCCGATACTGGATTCCCGTCGGCCAACCCATTAGTCATTTGGATGGAGAACTGGGCACGAGAGAAATCAACACCCTCCGAATCCAACATATCATATAATACCCCGACCCCATAGAGACCTCCGCACTCGGGCATCAATCTATATCCAGTTACGACGTCAGCATCAACTGTGAAGCTTCTGTTGGAGACTAATGGACCAGCACCAGTTCTGTTGTGCTGGGATTCGGGGATGATAGAGTGTAAGAAACTCTTAATGACTTGGGCATCAACAACCGAAGTCGCATTAGTGCTAGAATCATAGACCGAATCAACTTCAAAGTTGAGTGGGAAGCGTTCACCATTACGAAGGAAAGAGATTGTTTCTAAATTTGCGAGTGCGCCGGTTGATTGACTAGGCATATAGGTTAAATAACCATCTTGACTTAAATTATTCACAAAAGAACTCGGTACAAAATTAACAAAAGCACCAAGAACTTTTGATAATCCAAGGTTGTAATTAATAATAGAGTTCGTACTTTCTAATGTGGAGAAATATGAGCTAATAGAATTAAATGTCCAAGCACCTTGGTCCGGAGACTGGTCTCCAACATCAACTTCACAAGTCAATTCAACATTTGTTAACTCATAGAATGAATTGGTCACATTGGGGAGACCGGTAGCGCCGTCTGATGAATAGAAGAACTGCGAATCGGGAGCTAAATGAATCTCTATTTCTATGGGAACTTTTGATAGTGGTAGTTTATCAGCACCAAGTGTCATTCCCGAAGGGAGGGGAATAGAGAAGGGAGATGCCTTATTATTGCGGACAACTGTATCTCTAAATACTCGGTAGTTAGAATTAATCAATGCACTCTCCGATAAGTGACCAGTTTGGTCTTGAAGACCACTCATAACCGGTAAGAAGGAGGACATAAAGCGTCCGTAGTGTCTTATATGCTCCATTACTTGCTTTGTCTCGGCGTGACGGAAAACTAGTTGGTCTATGATACCAAATGCTCCTAGCTTGTGAGAGGCTCGTAACTCGGCTGCGACGGCGTCGGTGGGATGGATAGAACCAGCAGCATCACTCCATATAGCTAAATCACCAGAGAGACGAACAGTATCTAAATCTAACATAGCAGCTTGACGACCAAGGGTTATCGTAATAATAGGATTACCTCCTTTATGAGATATTTTACCAGTGGCTGGAACATTACTCGGCTGAATAGTAAGGTATTTCTTTTCAGACATTATACTTTACTAAATAAAAAAAAATAATTAAAAAAAAATGTAGAAAATTAATTAAAATTTACAGAGAAACAACAAGTGAATCTCCTTTAATACTAATTCTACGGACGTGGTAAATAAAAGCCATTAAGAGCTTATCACGAGTGGGAGGCACATCTACACCAGCAGCAGTCCTCTCATTATATAAGAGCTGTAACTGATTAGTCTTATTGTTAAGATTCATTACCCCGTCATTAAGCGCATATGCGCGACCTATACAAAAATTACGGTTATAATCAACAAAAGACCTAGGGACGATTTTGGCTTGATTTAATGCCTTCTCTAATTCTATAAGAGGCTGTGCTGAAATACTCTTCCCACCATTAATTTTAGAGACATCTATCGGTCGGCTCGGCACTAATTTATCATCAATCATAAACTGATACGAAGTGAGCTGGTCTATAATACCAACTTGACCACTTCTAATAGATTTAAGTCTCCCATCCATAGCAAGAGTCTCTTCATCATAGGTATTAATACCAGCAATACTTTCTGCTGTATTGTAAACCTTGGCATCTGTCGGTACAACAATACAAGCCTTCGCACGAGTATTACCCACTGCGAGATTAACTGTCGCATTCCTATTAGAAGATAATAGAGAGTGTTTGTAGTTAGTTGCAGAGTGAATATCTAATTCTATTGAACCACCATCTTGGAGTTTCTGCATCATACCTTGCTCATACCGTGGGTCTAATTCCACTTGCTGACATACTATCTGTGCATTTGATAGCTCATATGTAGCAGCATATGCGGTTATGAGGGGGGGTACGACGGCCGGCGCTGCACCATTGTCCGCTCTGACACGAGCATTGTCAGCAGCAGTAGAATAAACTATAAAGTTATTACTAGTAACAGATACACTTCCACCCTCGTTTGCAGTGCTACTGTTACGAGTAATTTCTTTTAATTTTAACTTAATAAATGTACCTTCCTCAGTGATATCATCAATTATTGGGTCATAGGGGGTATCATCAGCTTTTGTTAAATTTGCTTGCTGGTCGGGGTCTGTCTTGGAACAAATACCAATAGTCTCGCCCTTAACAAAAGGACACGATTCTACTGACTGAATAGTATTCGTTTTTGCTAGGAATATTGCCTCAGTTGCCGAAGTAGCATTATCATTAATAAAAGCACTTCCGCCAGCATCTACGCCGTGGAAGAGTGGGTTCTGCTGCATTCTGCGGTGGCGGTTCACCGAATCTAACTGCTTAATAACCTTGGCTGGGTCTTCTAAATCAATCTCAATATATAATCCTTGGGTCATCATAACTGGGAACACTTTATCAGAGTCTGCAAATATTCCAGAGTGGATTGGTAGGGTTAATTTAGCAGTAAGGAAATCAGCATCTGTCCCCCAATCACGAGTAGCTGGGACGACTGTAACTGGTTTGTAGTAGGGATTGGTTACAGTATCAATATTATTAGATTCAGAAGTGCCTAGATTACCACGATTCTTAATATTAGGTATTAATGTTCCTTCCTTTAATGCTCGCATTTTTCTTAAAGATTCATCTTGATTATAGGAATATTCAACTTGACACTTAACATTGTAGTCCGAAATCTCCTCCAATAATACTGCTCTTGAACCCGAGTAAATTCTCAAATTTTTGATGACTGACTGGCCTCCGATGAATGGGTCAAGTTGAAGACGTGTGGGGACTGCCCCAGCACCAATCTTAATATCAAACTGTAAATAGGAGTTTTTTCCATCCATAAACTTAACACTTGGTGGAATCTCAAAATCTACTCGTCCTCCACCAGAACCAGCAGTTGCCGAGTACGTTTTACCATTAGTGCTAGGGATTGAAACTTGCGTTTGCGAAAGCTGAACCTTATTTTCATTTCTCCAAAAGGACATATTATAATATTAACTAATAAAAAAATATTACATAAAAAATTATTTTTAATTTTATTAATTTGACCTTCCAACAACAGATTCTTGTTGGGCGGCAGCAACTCCTTGGCGAGTCTGACTAGTTATATCTGCGGTTTGGTCTTCTCTTTTCTTATCCGTTGCTTGAATATCACCGGCTGTCTCTAATGCGGTGGAACCGACTGATATTGCTGCCCCTAATGCTTCTGCCCCAACTCCAAAACCAGTCCAAGCAGTGAGCGCCCCAGCTATCTCTAATGCTGAACCGGCTATATTACCTATATTACCAACTTCTTGTTTCCAATTATCAAATTTCCATCCACTCTTGATATCTTTATATATATCTAATCCACCACCAACACCAGCTACGGCTGTTTTGGCTATCGCTCCCGCTCCAATTTTAGCACCACCTTCAATTGCTGCGTCTAATGCTCCTTCTGTTGCTCCTTTTGCTACTTTTGCTCCCGGACCAGCAAGGTCAGCAAACCGTCCAGTTCTAACTGCATCTGCTGCACCTTCAACTCTACTAGCCGCTCCAACAACTCCTTGCGAGGTTTGAATACCTCTGCTAACGTCTGCCGCCGCCCCCGCCGCTTCTACTGAATCACCCACTCCTTCTGCTGCACGAGATGCTTCTTGGGCTGCTACTGTCCCACTTGTAGGAACAGCAAGACCAACTGGAACACTATCACCTTCTTCGGCTAATGCTGCCCCAAGTTCAGTAGCACCAATTTCAAATCTACCAGCACCACCAGCAACTTCATCTGTTACTGCTAAATTAACACCAGAGGCAGCTCTTCTAAATGATGATGCGTCTGTAATCGCTTCTAATCCTTCTTCACCAGCACCAGTCACAGCTCCGGGGATTAATGTTGTTGCTGACTTTAATGCCCCTTTTGCAGCACTAGCAGCCGCTTTTGCCTTTTTAGTTCCGGCAGCAAGACCCACTAATTTACCACCAGAAGTGACTCCTTGGTACATATTAATAGCTTGTTGTTCACTCGCCTCCGAATCTAATGCGTCATTTGCTTCGTCTAATTGTGCTGCTAGTGAATCATTAAACTCTCTTGCTGCATTATTTGCTTCTCTTGCTTGTTCTGTAAGAGAATTTGCTTGACTAATACTTTGACCTTGGGAATACAAATCCATTATATATAAACTTTTATTTTTTTATAGGTAATTTTTTTATTAAATATTATCAACGGTTGATTTAACTGGTAACTCTTCCTCAAACTTTTTGAAAAATCTTGGGGGATTAGTCAACTTCATACTTGCAAAATCATATTTTTTAGGAGTCGCTTTCTTATATAATTCTATCCAATTATCCGGTCCACCAAACATATCTCCGAACTCCTCCGATATCGCAGATATCTCCCTTTGATTTGGGAATGGTGAGCCAACTATCAAATCTGTTATATTTGCCCTAATTATAGGGTCTAATGCTCCCCTAAACTTCTGTGAAGATATCACTAATAATTTAATATTGTAATGTCTACTTCTCGTACATAAATTTGCGATCTCTTTATCCATTAAACCGACGCAATCATCAAGAACCAATGCTATCTCCGGTCTTTCTTCTTCTTCAAATGCTAATTGTGACCTAACTATCCCTTGTAATACTTCGGGAGAATAATTATCAAATGTTGTAAATCTTTTTGCTAGATGTCTTGATGTTCTATCTACATTAATAGTTGGGGATATTATATATACTTCGTCAAAGAACTCATCTCCATAGAAATTTGGATTCAAAAATAAATTACTAATTATCGTACTTTTCCCAGTATTACGAGGACTTAACATACATAATAAAGAACCAGCACCTTTCACACCAACACCAACATCCGGTAAATATTCGTGGTGAGGCTTTGGGTCATTGCCTTCTTCATCTTTTATAGGTAATACTTTTGGATTACGTTTTTCCATATATATAAATAGATAGATAATTTATTCAAGTAGTAAACTATATATTAAATCTTCGGGGACTCTATGTCTCAAATCTAATCTATTGATACCTTTAATATGATAATCACTCATATTAATTTTATGCTTTTTACCATTCATATTTCCACAATTACCATCGCAAATTTTATTATTCCAATCTTTCTTATTAGTCCATATACGAGTTCTTTTTCTATATCCCCAATCTGAATACATACAATAATCAACATCGTAATAAGATAAATCTTTTACTATATCTCTTGTCTTTAATTTTCCAGTTTGTGGATTTTCCATAAACCAAATAAAAGGATTAAAATAATTTATGATTTCTAATGTTTTTATTACTAATTTATCTGCTTCTTCCCAACCCTTTTCAATACTTTCATAACTCACTATTTTACCACATTTCAATTTTCTACCAATATTACTATAATTCAAAATAGAATAATTATCACAAGGTGGAGAAGCCCATATCACATCAAAGTAATCTTTATCATATGTTTTATAGTCCCATTTTAATAT